TCGATTTTTGAGACTTTTCCTAGAGTGGAAGTAGGAAAAGTTGGAGGTTTGTGTCGGGATCTGCACAGCGCGGGTGCAGCGAAGTAGCCTGTTGCGTCTGATGATTTTTGAATCGCGTTTACAGGGGGCGCGCGGACAGCGTGCGCTGCGCAAGTCGAGTGCGCGCTCCGCTGGCGAAATGCCTGCGTCCACGCTCTGGCCAAGGACAGTTCCAATCACGAGACGTTCCAGAGCGGCGCGATTGACGGGTTGGCGGGCGCAATTAACGTGACGCGTCACGTTGGTCACGGGGCTGTCGACGTTGAATTCTGCAGGGCTCAGGGCTTGGGTTTCCCTCAGAATTGAACGTTGGTCCTGCGAGGTACGCCTGACTGGTGGGGACTGGACCGTGCGACTGTTTGAGCGAACATGTGTCGCCTGGACGTGGCGGGATGCCTCTGGGTCGCCAGCGACCATGAGTGCCGAGAAGCTATGGCTGGGGTTGGGGCCCGGGTGATGTTCGGGGTGCCATTGGTCGGGCTCGGTAGCGGAGTCGATGCTCAGTCTGCTTTGAACATAATATACATACCGCCGTTGCCGACACCGCTAACCGCCTGAATTTGGGCGGTTTTTGCGTTTGCGAGGCCCGGCATCGACAGCGTTACCAGCGCGACGACCGCAGCCGCCGCGCTGATCCGGTCCAGCATGAGGCGCCAGATTCTCCGCTCGACCGTGGACGTAGCGCGCTCGGCATGGATGAGTGCCATCCAGAGCGGGCCATCCAGTTTCGCCATGTCGCAAAGCTGCGCAATCCGCTCGTCCGGCACCGGGTAGTTCCCGTTCCGCCAGCCGCTGATGACGGCTCGCGTGATGCCCAGCCGTTGGCTCAAAACGTTGTCGGACGGGATGTTCGCGCCTTCCCGCACTCGGTCCAGCAGATCGGACGTGGCTGACATGTCTAGAAATCTCTTGACAGGGGTGTATGGCCGTCACTATACATGCGTCCGTGTATCGGGATTCCTATACACCCCGCCACCGGCACCCCAAGGCCGCTGGCGGGTTCCCTTGGGGCTTGGGGCAGGGGAAGCACCATGGAAGAGTTGCTCCAGATCATGGCCGGTGGGTTGATGCTGGTGATCGCTGTCGCCGCGATCCGTGCGGACTACAAGCGCCGCAAGGGCGGGGTCATCAAGTGATCGACCCCTTGATCGCATTCGTGTTGGTGAGTGCAATCGCCGCCATCGCATACGGCGTTGCCACCTTCCCGCGCAAGGCCCGCGAACTTTTCGCGGCCATCGCGTCTAAGCCTGCTGCTGAGGCCTCGTTGATCGCCCAAGCGTCTGCCGAGGTGAAGTATGGCCGCTAAGGTCAACCCTCGGTTCTTCGAGCCGGTGCGCTCGACCTCTCCGCTTGAAGCCGTGATCCACGGCGTGATCCAGATGGAAAAGCTGCGCTACACCATCGAGCAGCGCCTGCCGGGCGGCGCCTGGAATCACAAGAGCGACTACGGCAGCGACGAAGCCCATGCCCTGCGCAATGCGCGTTGGTTCCGCCAGATCCTGCGCGGCAAGGTGGATTACCGCGTCTGTGCGTGTGTGGGTGAGGCCAAGGCAGTGATTTTGGGCGAGGTTTCGCCGTGAGCGCGGTGCCGGCCGGGGCAGGACTCCCCGCGTCTAACAGGGGAGTCAGTGAATTCAGCAACCCCGAGGGAACCCTGACGGTCGGCATTGACTGGTTCTCCGCCTCTATCGATCTTTTCGTTGCACTGCGTGAGACGGGGTTCCTCGACCGCGACACACAGGACGAATCCCGGGAATGGATCGACGCCTGTGCCGACAACGCCCGTGTTGCCGCTCTCCACGTGTTTACGTGGTTCTTCGGCGGCCTTGGCCTTGAACTGGATGATGCAGCCGGTGGCGGTCGCTTCTACAAGTGGCGCGTCAAGATCATCGATCCCGAAAAGAAGTTCGTTGGCATGATCGAGCTCGGCGGGGACAACTGCCAACGCATCGACGGCACGATCACCGCTCGCATCGAGCTTTCTGGCGAGGGCTGCAAGTGGGTTAGCGCAGCGCGCTGCGGCCATGCGCAGCGGTGGCTGGAGCTTCGAGCGAAGCTCGAAAGCTGCGCGGGCAGAATCACCCGGCTCGACGTGTGCGCCGATGATCTGTTGGGCAAATACCCATTGCGCCTGGCACAGAAATGGTACGACGAAGGTCAGTTCGATCAGCGTGGGCAGCGCCCCAAGGCGCGCTTGGTTGACGACTATGACAGCGGCGACGGCAAAACGTTCTACGTGGGCGGCAAGGCCTCGGAAAAGCAGCTGCGCGTCTACGAAAAGGGCAGGGAGCAGGGCGACAAGAATTCGCCATGGGTGCGCTACGAGGCCCAATTCCGAGCCTCCAATCGCAAGGAATTGCCGCTCGACCTGCTGCGCGACCCAGCGGCGTACCTGCTTGGCGCTTACCCGGTGCTGCGCTTCCTGCGTTGCGTATCCACGCGAATGGAAGTCACCAAGGCGGCTGTAGCGGCCACGCTGCAAAGCGCATTCCGCAACCTGCGCCGGCAGTACGGCGCGACGCTCAACGTCATCACCAAATTCTGCCCTGACACCGATTCATTGCGGGCGGTCATGGAAACCTGCACTTCGCCAACGCTGCCGAAGTGGTTCAACGGGAATGTAGCAGCGCATTGGGCCGACACCTCGGTCCTACAACCACCAAACCTCAAAGGGGTCTATGCATGAGCATCAAGGTCACCGTCCTGAAAAGCGAAATTGACGAACGCGGCGGCAGCTTCAAGAGCGACAAGGGCGAAGACGTCGCCTACCGCACCCGCAAGCAGAAGGCCCGGCTCGAAACCGATGGCTTCGCTTATCCCTTCGATGTGCGCCTGCAGGACGGCCAGCCGGGCTACCCGCAGGGTGATTACGAGCTCGATATCGAGTCGATGCTGCAGGTCAACAAGGGCGTGGCGTCGCTGAGCAAGTTCACCGTGCTGCGACAGCTGCCGAAGGTTGCTGCACGGCCGCCGTCTCAGGCCTAAGCCATGGGCCTGCTCATCTACACCACGAACCCTTACGCGCTGCTCGGCATTGGCTTTTGTCTCGGCATGGGCACTGGCATCGCCGCAATGCGTGCGGCGATTAAGGCGCGCGGGGAGCGCTGAGCATGGCCCGGGTTCTCACATGCATTGATCCGACGCCAGCGAGCGACGGCTCTTGCGCCCAATCCGCGTGGATCGATCAAGCCTCGTGGATTGACTACTTGCCGACCGTGGAACAGGCGAACACGGTCGGTTTTGCCATCTTCTGCGCCCTCGCGATGCTGGCAGCCTTTCGCCTGATCAACCCAAGAGAGAGTGAAGACGTATGAACAAGCGCAACCGTGAATCCCTGATGCTGCGTGTCAAGCACAAGGCGTCGTCCTTCAAGTCCGGAGTTGTGGCAGCTGTCGCCGCCGCTGCTGCATTGCCGGGCTTCGCCTTCGCACAGCAGACGGCCACCTTCGATCCGGCGTCCGTCCTGGCTGGCATCGCTGCGATGCTGGCGGCCGGCATCCTGATCTACACCGCGTGGGTGGCGGCGAAGTGGGCGCTGAAGGCCTTCGGCATCGTGAAGTAATTCCGCAGTTGTGCGGGCGGGGGGAGGCGCCTCCCCCCTTGTTTCAAGGGAGGTCGAAATGGAAGGCTTGATTCTTCTGATCGTGTGGATCCTCGGCGCGAAAGTCCTGTCGGATGGGATGCGCTGATGCGATGGCTTGCCCGCGTGTTCGCCAGGGCGATTGTTCGCCGTATTGCATACGTCATAGTTGCGGCCCTACTCGCGCAGTTGGCCGTATCCACGAAGGCGCACGCGTTTGCCGACTGCACCAGTGATGGAACCATCTGCGATCAGGGCATTGCTCGCACGATGTGTGAGGCTGCTGTTGCTAGGACTGTTGAGTACTGGAAGTCACTTGGTAATCCTTCGCCTTACGTTGAGAAGAACTGCACTGGCGGCGAGCCGCAGCCCGGTGGATGGGGCGTTTACACGTGTGCCGTCCGGGCCAGCACGAACGGGCCTATTGCCTGCCGAAACGCCGGCGGAGACATCAATGTTCAGACGTTCTATTACAACGAGACGTGCTCTCAAAGAAATGCCGCAAAGCTAGCCGACGCCGCGCTTGCTTATTCGGCGCCGCCAACGTGCATCGCGGGTTGCAGGGTCCAAGGCGAACCATTCACCTCCGCTACGGGCGGGGTAAAGCTGTATGGCATGCGGAATCGCTCGTACAACGGCGACACATGCGAAGCGCAGATCATCAATGCCAATGACATCAACCAGAATGATGAAAAGCAAAAGGCCGAGGATGAGACGAAGCCTAAGGGACCTGAGTGCACTGCTCTAGGGAACGGGCAAACGGGCTGCCAGAAGCCCGATGGCGACTATTGCGCAACGGCGTCCACGGGAAAGACGTTCTGCTGGAAGCCCAGCGAGAAGGGCAAGAAGACCGATGCCCAGGACGGACAGACACGCGATGAGAAGGGCAAGCCGGTTACGCCGCCTGATACGCCACCGGCCCCCGACAAAGATTGGCAGCGGAAGGAGGGGCATCAGCAGGAGGCCTGCATCAACAACACGTGCGTCACTTACAACGTCACCAATTACGGCAGCACTGACAAAGGCACTGCAAAGAACGGCAGCGGTGACAACAACGTCGACGGCACTGGAAATACGAGCGGCAACGGTGCGCCCGGAAAGGGGAGTGGGGGCGGGGACAAGGAAGGCGAGGGGGACTCTGCCACCGACAGCGGCAACTGCGAGGCTGCCCCGATGTGTACCGGTGACACTCTGAAATGCTTGCATCTGCGTTACACGTGGAAGAATCAGTGCAACACGACAAAGGATGAGGTCGTCGGCGGTGACGATTGCAAGTCCGTACCTGTTTGCATAGGCAAGGGCTGCAAAGCGCAGGAATATGCCTCGGTACTGCAGCAGTGGCGGGGGCGATGCGCTGCGGAAGGTGATCGTGCGAAGTTGGCCGCGGATGCTGCCGCAGGTGCGGCGGACGCTGCCGGGGACGATCAATCTGCGGCGGTTTCGGATCTGTGGAAGAAGGGTCCGGGTCAGGACGGGCAGGGCCTTGACCGAAACAAGCTGACCTTGGGCGGCGGGGAGCTTTTCCCTGCGATTGACATCATGGGCACCTCCTGGGCACCGCCAGCGCAGCTGTACTCGGTGCTTCAGATGATCCGGCAATTGGTCATTGCGGCCGGCGCGCTGGCAGCGATGTACATCCTCTTTAGGAAGTGAATTCTATGGCTTGGTTGTCATTCGATAGTCCGATGCTCGGCGGCTTGGCCGGGATGCTCAACAAGCTCATTAAGCTGCGTGCTGGGCTGTGGGTGGCGAAGATCCTCTCGACACTTGGCTTAGGCTTCGCCGCGCAAGAGTTCATCTATGAGCCGATCATTCAGCAGGCGATAACGGCGTGGAATTCGGTGCCGGGATACATAGCCAATTGGGTGCATGCGCTTGGCATCGATGTTTTTGTGTCGCTGTGCCTGAGCGCTTACGGCATTCAGGGCGCATCGCGCATCTTCCTTTCGCGGAAATATGAGAGTCCGACGTGATCGGTGATACCGCCTCAATCTCATTGCTGACAGGCCTTCCGGGCTCCGGCAAGTCCTTGCGCATGGTTCAGCGCATTGCAGACTTGGTACATGAGGGGCAGCACGTCTTTACGACGAACATCAACGGCATCAATGTGCCGGGCATTACGCAGTGGGCCGATCCGACCGACTGGCGTTCGTTGCCAGCCGGTGCGGTCCTGTTTGTCGATGAGGCGCAGCAGTACTTCCGCGCACGTCGTGGCGGAGATCCTCCGGAGTACATCAGCGCTATGGAGACGATCCGGCATAGCGGCGTGCGGCTGGTGCTGGCTACCCAGCAGCCCAACTACCTGGACACGCATCTTCGCGGGCTGGTGGGCTTCCATGAGCATCTCTTGCGTCAGTCGGGCAAGGAAAAGACGTTTATCTTCCGCAACCATCAGGTGATGGATGAGGTCCGGCAGGGCCTGAAGCGCATCAAGGGCCTGTATGACCATGAGATGTGGACGCTGCCTGCGAATTACTTCCAGTTCTACAAGAGCGCGGAGATACACACGGTCAAGTACCGGATGCCTGCGCTGCTGAAAAAGGCGCTCATCATTGCGCCGATCGCGCTGGTGCTATTCGCGCTGCCTTTCGGCTACATGGCCTACACAGGGCTGAAAAAGAAGGACGAAGCGGCCGGGTTGAAGGAGGCGGCGGCTTCGGCGCCGCCGACTGACCCGGCCGGTCGGCCGTCGCGCAATGCCGGTGGTAGGTCGGAGAGCCGGTCGGCAGAAGAA